CGGATGCGGTGATCCAGTACCTTGATCCGGGCGGGGCGGCCAGGGATGTGCCGCTGCCAACGCCGGCCAGCACAAATCACCCGTTTGTGATCAGCAACCGGGCGGACGCAGACGAGACACTGACCGTCTACGACGGGGCGACGGCGGTGGACACTGTCGGCCAGGGCGAGACAAAGCTATTTGTTTCGGACGGTCTGGCATGGGCCGGGCTTTCCGGAGGCGGGGGCGGGGGTGGTAGTGCGAGCCCTTTAACAACTAAAGGTGATATTTGGGGATATGGCACAGAAGACGCACGAATTGCAGTTGGCGCAAATGGCGATGTGCTTGCGGCAGACAGCGACGAGCCACTTGGCGTAAAATGGATCACTCCTGCCGGTGGAGGTAGTGGCGATCTGCTTTCAAATCTGGTGAATGCGGAGGTGAGCATATCGGCAGAAACAACACTTACCAGTGCAGCGTTCGGCAAGATGCACGTGATTTCAGGATTGACTGAAAATTACCCTATTTTCCTGCCTGACGTGACAGGGAATGCAGGCAAGATCATTGGCTTTCGGGTTGGGCTTTATTCAGCAGCAAGCAAATTGTATACGTTGACTAGAAGCGGAGGGGCGTCAATTAATGGGACGCTAACTAGAGTTTTGCACGCCGAGGAATCTGCCATTCTGCTGTGTACCGGATGGGCGTGGTACAAGATTGCCGGATTGACGATCCCATTTACCTGCAAGATCGACTGGCAGGCAGGCGCAGATCCTGATCTCGCCAGAGTGACCGTCACAGCACTAACGTTGAACACGGTGGTCAATGACCCGTTCGGCATGTCGCAGGTGGCAAACAACCGGATCAACTGCTTTCGCACTGGAGTATATACGTGTGAGATGGGTTTGCGGTATTATGCGCACACAGCGGCCAGGAACTATGTACTACTGGACGTCAATGGCAGCTCGAAGGGAGCAGACGAGAAATCCTCGGCTGGCGCAGCTCTATCAAAGGGGATTTCTATGGCGCTGCCGTTGACTGCCGGGGACTACGTGTCTTGCCGGTATTATCACGATGCGGCGGCGGCGGTGAAAGCATACGTTACAGATGCAAACAGAGCCAGGCCATATCTGTCCATCACGGAAATTCCGAGCTGGTAGGAGAATCTTATGACGATGATCGCAAAATTTCAGGAAGAGAAGATGAAAAACGTGCCCGTGCCGGAGCATTTCGACGGCGGGAAATTTGCACAGAAAACAGGGCTTGATCCGTTCTCTGGAAACTACTACATCATCAGGGATCGGCTGTATTACCCGGAGGAATTGGGCAAGGTCGATCTGTCCGACTGCGTGACCGAGCCAGAGCCGGCATATGTAGCTGAGCGCCGGGAGGCTTATCTGGACGCCGGCTGCACGGTAGAGGCGATGGTGGTGGCCATGTGGGAGCTGCTGGTCGAGGGGCGGGCAGAGAGGTCGCAGGAGCTGCAGGCCAGGCGGGAAGAAGTGAAGGGAAGGGTGCCGGCCTCGTCCCACACCACTGGTAAAAAAGACCTCACTGAGGAGTGATCGAGATAGCGAAGGGGAGCGAAAAGGCTGCGGTCTGTGTGTATAGTTCGATTCCCTTCGGTGGCTCTACGCCATAGACACAGACCGAGGGCAGGACAAAGTGGATCATGCCGGTGACTGTGTTCTCCTGGCGCTCGGCAGTGATGTGGTCAATCAATCCCCGGAGTAGTATGCGCTGTGCGTTGCGATCGGCAACTCGCAGCGCTTTTGTTATCTGGGCGGCGTAGGCGGCATAGTCGATGTCTGCGGGGCTGGGGGCGATGCGCTGGTAGTGGTTGAGCTGAGCTTGCAGTTCGTTTTTGTGGTTCTCGAGGGTGGTGAGTTTTTCGAGGACAGACTGGTTGTGCCCGATTTCGGCGATGGTGTCCAGGATGCGGGTGATCCTGGCTTTGACTGTGCCAAGTTCTTTGGTGATTTCCTCTTTTTTGTGGTGCAGTTGGCTGGGCTGGCGCTGCTGCTGGCTGCGTTCGATGAGCTGGCGGAGCTGCTCCGGCTGGCTGAGATACTCCAGGAGGAGGCCCAGGACGGCGTTTTCGAGGGTGTGGCGGGGAATCTTGCGGGCGGTGCAACCGCGTTTGCGCTTTGCCTGGTTGCATTCGTAGTAGTAGTTGGTGTGGTTCTTTTTATTGTGGACGTGGGTGGCGCCGTTCATGAGACTGCCGCACTGGGCGCAGCGCACGAGTCCGGAGAGGATGTAGGAGGAGCGCGCACGGCGGGGGTGGTGGGGGTTCTCGATGCCGGCAGGGGTGTTGCGGATGCTGCGGGCGTCGTTGATGCGCTGGACGAGAGCCCAGGTTTCTTCAGCCACCATCGGGGGGGCGTAGTTTTCGATGTGCTGATCCCCGTAGATGAGGGTGCCTTTGTAGATGGGATTGGAAAAAAAGTGCTTGAAGCCGCTGTTGGCGGTGTAGAGGTTGCCGGTGGCTTTGCGGATCTCGGTGTAGGATGCGCCGTCTGCGCGCATTTGCCAGGCGAGTTTGCAGCGATCCCAGGTTTCGGGATCTGGCACCCATTTGTGGACAATGTGGGGTTTGCCATCGCGGTGTGCGCCGATGTGGATGGGTTCACGTTTGAAGCCGCGGGGCGGGGTGCCTGGGACGCCGCCGTATTCGCTGACCAGGTGGCGCAGGCCGCGTTTGACATCGGTGGAGAGGTCGTCCAGGAAGCGCTGGTTCATCCAGTCGATGGCGGCCTCAAAGAAACGGCCGTCGAGGCCATCTGGTACCTGGTCCTTGATGCTGAGGATCTGATAGCCGCGGCGGCGGAGGTCGGCTTTGTAGAACTGGGCGTCGTCGATGTCGCGGGCGAAGCGGGAGAACTTCCAGATGATGATGCCTTGCTCCTGGGCTGCGCCGGAGCGGAAGTGGTGCATCATGGCCTGGAAAGCCTCGCGGGAGATGGCGGAGGAGCCCGGGCGGGCTTCGTCCTTGAAGATGGTGGTGAGGGAAAAGCCTTTGGCCTGGCACCAGGTGCGGATCTCTTTTTCCTGCTGCTGGATGGAGAGTTCCTGTTCTTCTCCACCTGAGTCACGGAGGTAGGCGGCGTAGATCATGGGATGAGGGATTCGGTTCTGGTCCAGCCGCGGCCGCCAGGGCAGTCGACGAGGGTTTTGGGGATGCCTTCGGATGATACGGCGGTGTCGATGACCTCACAGCGATCGCCGTGGATTACCTTTCCGGCTTGTGGCCCGATCTCATCCGGGGTTTGCCAGAGGGTGATGGGCAGGATGGAACCATCATCGTTGACGCATTCCTGACAGAAGAAGGTGCGCATGACGGGGGCGCGGGTTGGGGTGGGCAGGGAGGGCGTGGCGCTGATGGTTATTTCTGCCATGACCTGATCGAGAGCGGCCTGCATGGTAAGGGTGGTCTGGAGCTGGGCGACGGCCTGATCGAGGTCCATCGTTTCAGGTTCTGTTTTGATCCAATTGGCCACTGATGATATAAATCCAAAGATCAAAGAGATCACGACCATAAGCACTATGAAAGCAATCCCGATCAGGGCGACAATTCCGCAGGTTTTTTTGTTGGCAGGGTTTATATCGGGACTTGCGGAAAATTGCGCCGGTTGCAGTTGATTTGTTTTCTTGTTTTCTTGTGTGGTACCCGACTGGGTGGTACCCGTCTGGGTAGTACCCGTCTGGGTAGTATAAGACAGGCCGGTGCCTGGCAGGGAGACGGTGGTGCGTTTGCCACGGGGACCGATGCCGACGCGGTAACCGGGGACGCCAATGCTGGCGCCAATGCCGGATTTGCTGAGGTTGATGCGCAGGTTTTTGCCGATGCGGATCGATTTGCGAAAACGAAGTCCCATGAGATTCCCTTAAACAAGATTATCAGGGCGGATGGCGCTTGCCTTTGGTGTTTTATTTGAACAAATATTCTGCTATACTAGAATCAGGACTAACTATTCGTTCTGATTTCAGGGTTTTTAGGAATCTTTGGCGGAGGCGGCGGGGGCGTGTTTGATTTTGTTCCACCGCTTTGTCCTGATTGATTTGATTTGTTTGACATAGATTCTCCTGAGGTGATTTTAATGAGTGAAAACGATGCTGTTGAAGAAGGTACTGTTTTAGATCCTGATCCTGGACGCCAGGCTGCTTTTGAAGAGATGCAAGCTGCATGGAAGCGCCAGTATGAAACGCTGGATATTTTGAAAGAAACCGCAAAGACCATGCTGGGTTATACCAGTGTCTTTTTGGGATTGATTGGCGTTTTGCAAATCAGCGGTTTTTTTGCACTTCCTTCCATCACTTACAAGGCGCTTGGAGCTGTATGTGCAGCGGCTTATATTGTCTTGGTTTGCCTGTGCCTGGGGGTGATGAGCCCCGCCGGCATGTTTGGCCCGATCCTCGCAGAGTGGAATACCCTTGCGCTTTATATGTTCAGCAAAGAAAACAACGAGCTGCTGAATCGGAGAATTTATGATTACGTTGAAGCAATCGAGATGAATAATCAAGTTCTCAAGAAAAAGGCATTACAGGTCAAGTGGGCAGGCGTCCTGTTCCCGTTGATCATCGTGCTGCTGTTTCTGATGGGTTTGTTCGCATAAAGACATTGCTTTCTGATCTGCCTGGCTCAGGCCGGGCTTTTTTGATTCAAGCCAATTGTAGCAGGGAGAAGAAATCAGATTCGGTCAATATTCGGAGTTCTTGCCCTTTTGATATGAGGTCTTCGGCTTTTCTATGTTTGGAGCTTTTTTCGTGGCCGGCCAGTGCTCTAACGTCTTGATCGCCAACAACCAGAAGGGTGGTTTTGGCGGTGACTCCACTTCCTACGCAACAGCCCATTTCTGCTGCAAGTTTGGCGGCTTCTGGGCGAGAGATTGATAGTGCTCCAGTGAAAACTATGGTTTCACCAAAGAAGGGGCCGTCTGGATTGCCTTCAAGGTTGATCTTTTCTTGATAACGGTATTGTTTTTTGTAGGCCTTTTTCAACCATTCATTCAATGCGATGCCACTATCTGAAATTGCTTTGTTCAAGACCTCGCCTGTGGCTCTGGCGTCTTCTGCGGCATCATGGTGTTTGAATTCAATGCCAAAATTGTCTGCCAGATTTTTCAAGCCATAACCGCAATAGCGATATTCTTCCCAGGCCCTGCGGGCAACGCGGGCTGTATCGAGCCATTGAAATTCCGGTTCTGGCTGAGCGAATCTTTCTGCAGATCGTTTTATCGAAACACGATCATAAGCTGTGTGGTGCACAATAATTTTTCCTGCAAGATGATCTCTCAACAATCCGAGAGCTTCAGGTATCTTGGGTGCGCCACGAACCATCACATGGTTGATGCCATGAATCGAGACATTGATCGGCGAAAAATAGTCTTCCGGATCAACCAGGGTGCCCCAGGTTTGAAGACATTCCCCGTCCTTGAAAAAGGCCAGGCCGACCTGGCAGATGCTGGAATAGTCTTCGTTGGCGGTTTCAACATCCAGGGCGACGAAGTCAAAATCACCCCTAAAGAAATCTGGAAAATTTGTCATAGTTGTGCCCCTCAGATGATTAAACTATTTTATGCCACCTTTTTGCCGATTTTGACTATTGAAAATTAGAACGAATGTGCTAAAATGATTATGCTGTATTGGACAGGGAGGTGTGATGCATATCATTCTGGCAGCAAAAGACGATCAGTCCGGGTCATCCTCAATGGAGGTGACGCTGATGCTGATGCCGTATTTGGCAAAAATGGATTCTGCGATGCAACTGGCACGTTCACCGCGGGGGTCATTGGCGGTATCGATGCCTTCGACCTGGTATGTTTCGTTGATCTCTGATAATGCGCTCTCGAGCCGTTCCCGGAATGGCAAGGGCAATTGTCCGATGTAATTTTCGGAACCGGGCTTCGGCAACCCCAACACATCATAGACCTCAAAGCCAAAGGCGTTTACCAGGTGCTGGATTGAATCTTTTGCCCTGGGAATTTTTCCTCCTCTTTTCATCCAAAACGACATGGTTGGTTGAGAGACACCCACCATTTGGGCAAAGTCGCTTATAGAGCGGTTGTTGCCTATGGCGTCTCCTCTCCATTCTATGTATTTTTGCGTGAGCCACTCAGAAAATTCCATAATTTGATTATAACTAACCGCCTGTAAAAGAAAGTAAAATACTTGACAAGTCATGTCTTAAGACATATAATATGTCTATCGACATAAATTGAGTACATGAGGTGTCAAGTTGAGAAAAGACGTTGTTTTGAGCATGCGGATCACTGAGGCTACCAAAGAAAAGCTGGTGGCATTGTGTGCGAAGGATGATCGCAGCCAGAGCTATATGGTGAGCCGGCTGATTGATGAAGCATACAGGGCCATTGAACAAGTGGAGATTGCTGAACACCACGAGTCGTTATCAACCGCTGGCTGACCGTTTCCGAGAAACGGGCTGGCGGTTTTTTGTATGCAGGGAGGTTGCGATGACAGTTGGTGACATTGGTTTGCTCCTGTTGGTGGTGATCGGTGGGGGCTGGGCGCTGTGGCGCAGCCAGGTGGATATTTCGGGCTATTTTCAGGATAGCACGAAAGGCGGGGAGTGAAGCATATTTACTACCCCACCCCCTCCTAGCCTCCCCCGAATTGCTGCGCAATTCAAGGGAGGAATATGGAGGAATGTGGAGAAGGGGATGTGGTGAACGAAGGTGAGGCGGTGAGATGGATATTCTGATGATGGCTTTGTTGAGTTGTGTGGCGCAACTGGCGGCGCATTACCTGCCGTGGCGGCGTCTGCTGGGGCGGCAATTGCGGCGGACGGAGGCGTATACGATCGGGGTGGTGCTGATGCTGTCGCCGTTCAGCGTGTGGCTGGGTTTGCTGGGGTTGTGGCGGGTGCTGCTGGCTTTGTGGATCGTGATCGCGGCGTGCGGGGTGGTGGTGATGGGGGCGTATGGGCTGGATCATTACCTGGAGACGGTGCAGCGGATGCAGGCGGACGAGAGCGAGAATCGCAGTTTACGCGGGATGGCCTTCGATGACGAGAATGACAAGCGCAGCTGAGGCGCGGCGGGGGAGCATGGAGAACGGGCTGGCGGCGCTGGTGCATGCCCGCAAGCGGCTGGAGCTGGTGACGCTGCGGGTGCGGCAGGCAGAGCAGTATGGCCTGGGGTGTGCGGGGGTGCTGGGCCCGGCGGTGGAGGACTTGCGGGTGGCGGTGGAGAAGCTGAAGCTGGCCCAGCAGGAACTGGGGGAACTGTGGCAGGCAGTGGACTGGACGGATGATGGAAGCTGAGCTTGGCATGAGGTTTGTGGCGGCATCCAGCCCGGAGCAGGAACAGCGGTATGAGCAGGCGATGCAACTGATGGCAAAAATGGTGCTGGTTCTGTATGAGGAAGTGGAAAGAGAAAGGATGGGAATCAATGGCGACAAACTGGAAGTTGAACAGACGGCTGGAGACAGCCAACAGGATTTTGACGGTTTTACTGGCGCTGAGCCTGGCGGGCTGTGCGGCGCTGCCGGATGTGATGCAGGCTGCGCCGGCGGTGGTTTCGGATGCGGCGTCGATGGGGGCGGCGGTGGGGGCAATGGAGACGGCCAGGGGAATCGGGATGGTGCTGCAGGAGGGGTCGGGGGCGTTCATCATGGCGCATGGGCAGGACTTCCTGCTGGCGTGGCCGAGGGGCAACGCGTGGGAGTTCGTGCTGGTGAATGCAAAGGGGCTGCCGATCAACGGGATCAAACTGGATGTGTACAGTTTCAGCGACCTGGTGAAGCAGCTTGAGGCGCTGGGCTGGGAATATACGGCCCCGGCGGCGCTGCCGGCGGCTCTGGCTGAGCTGATCCTGCTGGGGACGAGCGCATTTCCGAGCATTTTTGTGCTGCCGGCGATCCTGCTGCCGACACCGATCCCGCAGGAGTTGACGTGATGCAGGATGAGACGATCGGGATCCGGCGGATGGCGAAGATGCCGGTGTGGTTTCTGGTGGGGCTGCACCTGGTGCTGCGCAGGCGGAATGAGGTGGTGCGGTTTGAGGCTGAGAAGCTGCTGGCAGAGCTGGACGGGCTGCGGCAGGTGATCCCGGAAGGGCGGAACGCGGTGGAGCGGTGGGTGGTGGACAGTCTGCTGGACTGGGTGGTATGTGAGAAGATCCGGGTTTTGCAGATGCGGGCCGCCGGGGTGCAGGTGATCGGGCGGCTGGAGGAGTGATGATTTTGGCGGGCGTCGGAATGACACGGTGTGAATCAGCGGGTTTTACTGCCGGGGCGGTCCTGGCGGGTTTTCCCCGTCCTCCGCACACTGAAGGGATGGTTCGAGGCCTCCCTGCCCGAATTACCCCCTCCTAGCCTCCCCCGAATTGCTGCGCAATTCAAGGGAGGGACGTGGTGGGAAGGTGAATTTACTGGTAGGTTGGGCGGCGGCGTGGTGGTGTACACGCCCTGTGAGTAGGCAAATGAGGTAACAGGACCGGAGAGCAACGATGTCTTACAAGAGACGTAACCCTGGGAAGCGCGAACGAGAGGCTGGAAAACGCCATAGGCGTGCTGTTGTGTATAGCAACAGAACGGAGTGGGAGCCGTTGAAGCTCGGGCGTGAGCATCTCAGGCGCTGGACGGTGCGATCCATGTGTGTGGCCGATAGCCGAAAGCAGGAAGCCAAAACGGCGGAGGAGCTTCCACGGCAGCCGGGCGGGTTCGAATCCCGTTCGCCCAAATAGCCCTATATGGGCATTCCCGTCGCAGTCGCATGGCGGGAGGTGAGGGGCTGATCCCCTACAAAGTGCAAGTGGCTAAAGGCACCATGCCGGATGACGAGCCAAGGCCGGCAAATTATTGGTAGATTGGGCGGCGGCGTGGTGGGACACGATTCAGGTTAGAAACCTGCGAAAGGGACAGACCGAATTCTGCCAGGTTCGAATCCTGGACGCTCAACAAAGCAGACGCCGCAAGGCCGAGCTTTAGATAGCATGATAGCCATAGAGGCTACGAAGACGTACGGCCTAGAACCTAACGTCCGAGCTGGTGGAAGGCCAGCACCCTGGGTCGGTAGCTTAATGGCAGAGCATGGGAACTCCCCTGCCCAGATCGCGGTTCGAGTCCGCGCTGATCCAATGCCCACCCTACCCCCTCCGGCCTGACGGCCACCTCCCCCGAATTGCTGCGCAATTCAAGGGAGGGACGTGATGGGAAGGGCGGGTGACAGCCGGGAGAGACCGGCGGCAAGGCCAGTGGTTATCTGGCCGGTTGGACCAGGCGCTGCCCGGTGGCCTGGATGGGGATCACGATTTTACTGGTTGGAATCAAATCCGGGCAGGTGGCGGTTGGCTGTGATAGCTGCCGCATTTCATGAGAGCCCTGGCGGTGAGCGGCCGCCAGGGCGGAAAAAAAAAGACCCCTGCGTGAACAGGGGTTGGGGAAGCGGATGGGAATCAGCTTCTGTCGATAAGTATACCACAAGAGGTGCAGGGATGAGAAAAGTGTTTCCAAAACCAGTTTATCCAAAGCCGGATGAGCCGCCGACGAGGCCTGAGGGTTACCCGAGGCCGTCCAGGATGGATATTGAGCCGGGGGGCGTTGAGCGGCGGGGGGGTGGCGAGGTTGAGCGCCGGTTGTTCATTGTGGGGGCAGTGGGCGGGCTGGCGGTGTTTCTGATGATCCTGGTGGTGGCGTGGATGGTGGCGATGATGGCCAGGATCGGTGAGTGGGATGTTGTGAAGGCGGCGGCGCTGGTGAGCCTGGTATTGGCGATTGCCTGCGTGTGCATTGCGGGCGGGGGCGAGCTGGCGGTGCGGATCGGGACGGGCAAAAAGTGATCGATCTGCAAAATCTGGTGGTGGTGGATGTGCAGCTATCCCGCTGGGACGATGCCTACCGGCTGTGGCTGGATGGACAGACCAGCGCCAACACGCGCCGGGCCTATGACCTGGCGGTGCGCGAGTGCGTGATCTACTGCGAAGCGCCGCCCTGGGAAATTGGGCGCTCAGACGTGGCGGAGTGGGTGCAGGACATGCGTGAGCGCAGCCTGGCAGACACGACCATCAACCTGCGCCTGGCAGCGGTCAGCAGCTTTTTCCGCTTCACCACAGAGGAATTCACCGAAGTGGGCGAGGATGGCATTGAACGCCCGCTCCACAGCTTCAACCCCGCCGCCGGCAAGCGCCTGCGCCAGCGGATCACGCCCTACGGCAAGGCTGGCTATCTCTCGGCGGAACAGGCAAAGCTGCTGCTGGCCGCAGTCGATCAGAACAGCCTGCACGGCCTGCAGGACTATGCCCTGTTCACGGGGTACCTGTTCACGGCCCGGCGCAACACAGAATGGCGCACGGCCCAGGTTGACCGGTTTGTGCAGCTTGGTGCCCGGGTGCGCTATCGCTTCGATGCCAAAGGCAAGCGCGATCAGGTGGTGGACGTGGCGCCGCCGGTGTGGGATGCGGTCCAGCGGTATCAGGACGCTGCCGGTCTGCAGGACGGTTATCTGTTCACGGCGCTTTCGGACCGGGCAAAGAACCTACCCACGGTCAAAGCGGAGTGGGACAGGAATCAGCCGATCTCATCCTACGAGGTAGGGCGGCGGTTGAAGCGGTACGGGCGGCTGGCAGGGTTGCGTATAGATAGCATACATGTTCACACCCTGCGGCACACGGCCAGCATGCTGCGCCGCGCCGCCGGTGACGATGTGCAGGAAATCAGCGAGTTTCTTGGCCACAGCAGCCTGGCGATTACCCAGATTTATTTGCAGGCAGTCGAAGGCCGGCAGGACACCAGCTGGTCGAAAATTGCCGATTTGTTGTTGTGATAATCCTTATTATCACAACAAGACCCACCAGGAGAGAGGAAAAATGAGTGATCTGCGGTTTCAGATGATGGTGATGACGCCCAACGGGCCGGGGCTGGTGCAGGGGTTGTTGAGCAGGCCAGGGAAGGCGGATGCGATCCTGGTTTCGCATGAGCCGAGGATCTTTGCGCCGGCGGAGCTGCTGGCACGAACAGAAAGACAGGAAAAACAGGTCGGGGAGCAAATCTCGCAGGAGAGCACGAATCCGGCGATCTGGATCCTGTTTGCTTATCCGGCGGGGATGTTGAGTCCGTTGAATGGAAATGGAGCGAAAAAATGATCGAGATGATATTTGATGTGGATGGGATTGAGGCAAATCCGTTTCAGCCGCGGATGAGCGAGGATGCGGAGCATGTGCGCAGGCTGGCGGACAGTATTCTGCGCAATGATTTGATGCAGATCCCGATGGGGCGGGTGATGGATGATGACAGGGTGCAACTGGCGTTCGGGCACAGCCGGCTGGCGGCTTACCGGCTGCTGGCGAGCGAGGGGCATGCGAAATATGAGCAGATGCCGGTGGTGATCCAGGCGCTGGATGATCAGCAGATGTTTGAGTATGCAATCACAGAGAACGTGACGCGCAAGGATTTGAGCCCGATCGAAGAGGCGCAGGCGATGCAGCGCTATCGGGATACATTTGGCAAGACGAGTGCGGAGATCGGGGCGCTGTTCGGGGTGTCCGATTCGGCGGTGCGCAACAAGCTGCGCCTGCTGAACCTGCCGGAGGAGGCACAAGCGGGCGTGCAGGCGGGGAAATTGAACGAGAGCAGCGCCAGGCGGCTGCTGACCTTGCAGCAGGTTTTGCCGGAGGCGGTGGAGGCGCTGACCAAAAAAGCGGTGGAGGAGGAAATGGGGCCGAAGGAAGTTGAGCAGGAGGTCTCATGGAAGCTGAACGCGGCGCAGAACGTGCGCACGATGTGGGCAAAGCATATGGGGGAGTATATGGGGAAAGAGGTGCGGGCGGGGCATGGTTTGTGGCCGCTGGACTGGAAGCCGGCCAAAAGTGGGCTGGTGTGCACGACCTGCGAGCAGTATGTGCGCATGAACGGGAATCATTACTGCTGCGATGTGGCGTGTTGGAAGCGAAAGCGGAACGAGTGGGCGCAGTTGGAATTGAGGCGGCTGAACTATGAGATGGAGGTTGCGCCCTGGACAGGGGAGGACGGCAAAGATTGGGTGGAGGCCACCTGGAGCAATGAGAGGCGGTTTGCGGATTGGCTGGCGGCCAGGGATGCAGGGCTGCGGCTGCGGGTGTCTATAAAGGACGGTCCTTACAACCAGCACCGGTTGACGAACAGCCTTTTGGTGCAGATGATCAGCGTGGATGCGACAGCGGTTGCCGAGCAGAAAGCCGAATTGGAGGCGATCCATGAGCGGCAGGATGCTGTGTCGTATAAGGACACGTGGAAAGAAGAGCGCGAGCGGCGGGAGATGAGCGAGGCCTTTTTGATGGTGGCGGCGAACTCTTTTGCGGGTTTGATGGGCGCTCCGCTGGATGCGGCGGTGGAGACGGTGATCGAACTTGCGGCGGAGCGCTGCGAGGATTACGAATACACGCTGCCGGAAGGGATCAATGAGAGGGTGGATCTGTGCCGGTATGTGCAGGCGCTGGACATGCTGCAAAACGGCGGGCTGGTGGACTGGGAGACATTGAGTGCGGGACCGGTGGCGGTGGCAAAGCGTTTGCGAGAGGTGGCCAGGGAGTGGGGGGTGTGGATCCCGGAGGATTGGGATGAGACGGCGCGGGTGATAGCGGAAAACACCCCACCCTAGCCCTCCCCAAAATCTACGATTTTAGGGAGGGGATGTGGATAAGGGGATGTGGTGAAAGCGAGGTGCAGGATGGAAGCGATTGATCTTTTATTGACAGAGATACGACCCAACCCGGACCAGCCGCGGCGGCATTTTGATGCGGAGGAGCTGGAGGGGCTGGCGCAGAGCATCCGGGAGAATGATGTGATCCAGCCTGTGGTGGTCTACAAAAATGGCGATGGGTGCTACCACCTGATCGATGGAGAACGGCGCTGGCGGGCGGCGAAGCTGGCCGGTTTGGAGCGGGTGCCGGCGGTGGTGCGGGACTGCCCAAAAGCTGACGAAAAGAACATGCTGGCGATGGTGGCCAACATGCAGCGGGCTGATCTGACGCCGATGGAGGAGGCCCAGGGCTTCCAGAAAATGGTGGAGATGGGGTTGAGCATCACCAAAATTGCGCACCGGCTGGGAATCTCTTACCCAAAGGTGCATGCCCGTCTGTCACTGCTGAAACTGGAAAGCGATATCCAGGAGCTGATCAAAAAAGGGGTATTCCCTACGGACAAGCGGGCGATCGATGCGCTGCTGTCGATTGAGGACGGGGAGCACCGGGTGAAGCTGGCCAGCAAACTGGCGCGGCAGGGGCTGCGGGTGCAGACGGTGGTGATGGCGTGCACAAAATTAAACGATGCCCTGCAGGCCCAGCCAGCAGGAGAGAACGTGCCGGCGCTGCATTATGCGGTGCGGCATGCGGGAAAAGTTGATTTCCCAAAATGGGATATTTTGCAGCAGGTGGGCAAAGTGCCGCCGTGGAAAGAGGTTGAAAAGGCAGCCAGGATCACCTGCGACCGCTGCCCATTGCGCGAGACAGCATCTGCGGTGATCTGCAAGGATTGCCCGGCGGTGCTGCTGCTCTCGCAGTTGATCGAACAGGCAGGTGGATGATGGATGTGGATGCGTTGATCGATTTCTGTGCGGCCTGTGGAGAGATTGACGGCATGAACACCCTGGCGCACGTTGGAAAAACGTATGCTGCTCCGCTGAGCGTGTGCGTGAGCGGTGCGGTGCGGAACAGCGAGCGCAGGAATATCTGGACAGATGAGGAAACAGCTTTCGTGCAGGACCATCTGGAGACGATGACGCTGGCAGAGATCGGAGCGGCGCTGGGCAGGTCGGAAAATGCGATCAAGATCCGCATCGTGCGCAAACAGATCCCGGTGGCCAGCAAACGGCCAGGGTATTTGACCGGCAATCAGGTGGCGAAGCTGTTCCGGGTGGATGTGCATGCGGTATCGGCGTGGAGAGAACGGGGGATCATGGCCATCGATACGCTGCCAGGCAATCGGGAAATCATGAGTGTGCACATCAAAACCGTGTACCGGTGGGCGGTGCGTGCGGAGAACTGGATTTACTTTAAAGCGGAACGGATTCGGGATGGGAGGCTGAGGAAGATGGTGGAACTGGCGCAGGCACGTTGGGGCGACGAGTGGTGGACGACGGGGCAGGTGGCGGCGTATCACGGGGTGGATGTGCGCCTGGTGGTGTCGCACGTGTATCGGGGCAAGCTGAACGGGGTGCGTTGGGGAAACTGGCGTTTTTTGCGGTCTGAAGCGATAAAGCACCGCTTTTACACGGGCAAGGGAGGCGCAGCGCGCGGCCTGTGGAGCCCGGGGGCGGATGCGTGGATCCTGCGGGCGCGGGATGAGCTGGGGATGCAGTTTGTCGAGATTGCGCGGCGGATGAAGGGGGACTGGGACGTGAGGCGGGTGATGTACCGGTATGGGCAGTTGAAAAGTATTACCCCCTCCTTTGTTCCTTCGGAACCGCTTTGCGTCCCCCGAATTGCTTCGCAATTCAAGGGAGGGATATGTGGAGAAGGGGATTTGGCAACAGCGATTTTATGGATGGAACGTGGAGGATAGGCATGAGTGAGCGAGAGGCGCGATACGATGTTTTGCTGAAGCAGATGCCGGCTGGGCTGGACCGGGCGGTGCTGCGGGTGCTTTCGCAGCGAGTGGGGCGTGAGCAGGCAGTGGGACGGGGGCAATTGGTGCGCCTGGTGGGGCAGGGCGGTTTTCAGGCGAATGAGCGGCAGATCCGGGCGATGATCAAGGAACTGCGGCGGCAGGGGCATTTGATCTGTTCGGCGTCTGGGGAGAGCGGGGGGTACTGGATGGCGGCCAACCGGAAAGAGGTTGAGCAGTTCGGGCAGCAGGAATTTGAGGCGAAGATCAGCGATATGAGTGAGACGTGGAAGGCGATGCGGAAATCGGCGGATGAGAAATTTGGCACGGCGGTGCAGGAGAGGTTGTTCTGATGGCCGGTAAGCGGATGATCAACGGGCATGTGTGGGAGGATCAGTTCTTCCTGAATCTGAGCATATTTGAGCGGCTGCTATGGATTGGGATACTGACGGCCTGTGCGGATGATCAGGGACGATTACAGGACCATCCGGCCTTGATCCGGTCCAGGGTTTTTCCGGTGGATGATATCGGGTTACAGGAGATCGAGACGGGTTTAGCCAGGTTTGCGGCGGCGGGGAAGATTAAGCGGTACGAGAAGGGCGGAAATCTGGTTATTCAGATCGTGAACTGGTGGAAGCACCAGAAGCCGCGCTGGGCGGGTGCATCGGCTTTTCCTGCGCCTGACGGATGGGTAGACAGGGAGAGATACCACACGGAAGGTAACATCATTCACACTTCTGCAGGGTGGGGTACTGATGGTGGCTATATAGTGGATAGTATAGACGATAGTATAGATGAGCCAACAGACGGCAGTCACAGACGCGAGGTTAAGGTTAAGGATGATGATGAGGTTAAGGTTAAGGGTGATGACGATGATGATGCAGCGGTTGCTGTCGTCTTCCAGTCCTACGAACAGGAAATTGGAGCGATCACCCCGGCGATTGCAGATGAGTTGAAAACTGCAATAAGCGAATTTCCCCGGGAATGGATCCTTGAGTCATTCGGGATTGCGGCCAAGAACAACGTGCGCAAGTGGAAATATGCGCATGCGATCCTGAAAGACTGGCAGACTGGGGGCAAGACGGATCAGAAGGGGCGGGATTCACCAGCGGGCGGGGGATCTGGGCGCAAGAATGGCAGGGGCAAGGGGGCGGTGGATACTTCGGAGCTGGATGAGATCATAAAGGCGGCGTATGGTGACGAGATTTGAGGATTTGGTAGTGATTTTGAAACGGCTGGCGCTGGCGTTTGGGCATGAGGTTTCTGTGGAGCAGGCGCGGGCGTATCATGCGGTTTTGCAGCGGTTTCCGCGGATGGCGCTGGTGGCGGCGAGCATGCGGCTGATGGAGCAGGGGGTGTATTTTCCACGGATCAGCGAGATTTCAGCGGCGGCGGCGAAGCTGGGTGGTGGTTATGAGCTGACGGATTGGGGGCGGCTGGATGAGGCGATGCAGTGGTATTTGTATACGCACAGTTTGACCAGTTCGGACGAGCTGACGGAGGCGGATGTGGTGCGGATCCGCAAGGATGCGGGGGTGGACCCGGTGGGGCATGCCAGGCCGGTGCGGGAGTTGAGCGCGGCTGAGGTGCGGGCGGTGTGCCAGGCGCGGGGTTGGCCGGTGGGTGTTTCCGGGAAACGGTGAGTGATGGCAAAATCTGAACTGGAAATCATGTATGCCTGGCAGGTAAAGCATTTCGGGCTTCCGGAACCGCAACGGCAGTACCGGTTTCATCCGAAACGCAAATGGGTGTTTGATTTTGCCTGGACAGAGGTAAAACTGGCGGTGGAGATCGAGGGCGGCACCTGGTCCAATGGCCGGCACACGCGGGGCAGTGGTTTTGAGGGCGACTGTGAAAAATATAATGCGGCGGCGCTGGATGGGTGGCTGGTGTTGCGGTTTACGGGCGGCATGGTGCACAGCGGGGCGGCGCGGTTGGTGACAGAGGCGGCATTGGCGCGGCTGGCGGAGACTACCCCACCCACCCCACCCTAACCCTCCCCAAAATCTGCGATTTTAGGGAGGGGACATGATGGAGCAGGGGATTTGGATAGGGTTTTGAGAAAGCGAGGTATGCGGATGGCAGGGCGTGTTTTGCGGGATGGGGATGGGGTGCCTTTTACGGAGCATAACCGGGCGCGGTATCACCGGTTGCTGGATGGGACGGCTACGCCGGTGGAGCAGGCATGGCGGCAGGCGCAGATCAACGAGCATGCGGCGGAGAGCCAGGCGGCACATGCGTGGCGGGAGTCTGCGCCGGCGGATTGGCTGGATGATGTGCCGGATTTTGACCAGAGTCAGGGGATGGATCCTGGGTGCGGGAGGACGTGATGGGAATTTTGCGGGGTTTGGTGCGGGATGTGCTGCTGGCGATGGTGTTGGCGGCGTTGGTGTTTGGGGGCGGGCCGGCGGGGGCGGATGATCCGGTTCTGGCGAATTTTGCGCTGGCGATGGAGCGCAAGGGGGCGCGGCAGGTGGTGGGGGTGTATGTGGAGGGGGTTCTGGCGCATGAGGTGTGGCAGCAGCCGTATGATGCGCCGGCGTTTGTGTTCAACCAGGATCATGTGGTGACGGAGTTCCGGGCGGTGCGGGATCTGACGGGGAATGTGGGCTTGCTGGCGCATAATAACCTGGCGGGAGCGCTGTTTTTCCGGCTGGGGGTGGGGGACGTGGTGCATGTGATCTTTGGGGATGGGGCGGTGGTGCAGTATGCGGTGGTGGAGATGCGTGAGTATGCGGTGGTGGATGCGCACCAACTGCGGGATGTGGAGACGGGTGAGGTGTTGGGGGTGGAGAATGTGTTTTACGAGATGTATGGGGGGGATGTGCGGGCGGTGCTGCAGACGTGCATCCGGCGGGGGGATAACCCGGATTGGGGGCGGTTGTTTGTGATCGCCAGGCCGGTGGGTGGCTTGACGTGAGGGACAGTCGGCGGGTTTGGTGGCTGCGGCGGCTGGCGGTGGGGGTGCTGGTGCTGCTGGTGATGATGACGGTGTTACGGATCGGGGTGTGAGATGGATGTGGACGGTTTGCGCAGGCAGGATGTGGCGGATAGTTTGCGGGCGTCGGGGTGGGCGGTTTTGGTGGCGCTGCTTTCGGTGGTGGCGTTGTGCGGTTTGGGGGCAGGACTGATTTTTTGGCTGGCGGGGATGGTGGGCGGATGAGGGAGAAAATTGAGATCATTTTGACGGGTAACGAGGTTTTCTGCCAGTCGGTGGTGGACAGGGTTTGGGAGCTGCTGATGGAGGATGATTTTGAGAGTGAGGGCCGGCCTGGGTGCGGGTTCACGCTGATCAGTACGATTGAGCCGAGTGAGGAGGTGGAGAGGTGAGCGAGCACCCTATTTTATTCAGCGCAGAAATGGTGCGGGCAATCCTGGACGGTAAAAAGACGCAGACCAGGAGAACTCGTGGGCTGGAAGATGTCAACATAGCCAGCGACTTGTGGAAATTATTTAAAATTGGCGAATTGGGATATATGACAAAAAAACGGTACCAGGGCCGATTTGGCGCTTATTTTCATTCAGAGGAAATCGAAGAAAGAACATTGGCCATTTGCCCTGCAGTGTGCCCTTACGGCCAGCCTGATGACTTGCTGTGGGTGAGGGAGACACACTATCGTTTTGGGCATTGGGTGAAGAATGGATTTACAGCCACAGGAAAACAGAGGTACAAATTTATTCCTGAAACGCAAGAAGTATTATTCTACGATAATCCACCTGAAAAATTGGCTAATGGTAAGAGTAAAGATATTCACGGTTGGTACAAGCGGCCGTCGATTTTCATGCCAAAATGGGCTACGCGTATTTGGCTGCGGGTGAAATCGGTACGCGTGGAACGGGTGCAGGATATTGCGCCGGAAGATTGCGTGAGCGAGGGCATTGGAGAACTAGCAAGCAAGAAAAATAAATATGGATTTACTCCAGCCGGCGCAAGATATGTTTTTGGTCAGTTGTGGAACTCCATCAACGAAAAGCGTGGCTACGGTTGGGACGCTAACCCGTGGGTGTGGGTGGTGGAGTTTGAGAAGGTGAAGGGATGAATATATATGATCCGCCATTGCCGACTGAGCCGAAACAGTGCCGTGTGTGTGATACCTGCTTAGAGCAGGACTGGGCGGGGCAATGGTTCTGCCCGAAGTGCGAGAGAGGAGAAGAGGAAGAGGAGGTGAGCGATGAGGCAAGTTATTTATAAAATTTTTCCAAAAAATTATAGAGACGAGGAATTTGGATATGGAGAACAACGACAGGGTGGATTTGTAAACTTTACTCCTGATTTTAAATTTGCTGTGATCGAAACGACGTCCGGCGAAATAATCCATGTGCCCATTGAGAGGTTTAGATTTTTGCATCCACAGGAGGAGTAAAAATGGTCGACAACGAGATTCTGAACGATTGCAAATGGTATGCCGATAAACATCGCGGAAAAAATGTGAAATCTGGCCCTCACTGGTCAACGATTATTCGGTTTCCGATCCTGTTCGATGAGGCTGTGAGACTGCGGGAGCGAGTGGATACCCTCGAGAAGTGTATATCTGATTACTGCTCGCCAGAGGCTGACGATGGATGGAGCGATGGTATCCGGGAGGTACGAGATGATTGAAATAATGCCTAATCTTTTTGTAGGAAACCAAAAAGACTTTGAAATAAATCATGGGGTGGTAGACGCGGTAGTACATGCATGCAGAGAACCATATCATCGAATTGCATTGGGATATACGGGAAAATTCCCCCCAAAAGGGCATCCCGAATATTGCAGCGCAATTCGAGGCAATAGATTGATCTTGAATCTAGTAGATGCAGATCAAGAACAATTTATATCGAAAAGAGCGATCGACGATGCTTTGATGTTTATTGGGGAAAAGATAACAGCCGGGTCAAAGTTGTTGGTTCACTGCAATCAAGGCCTATCGCGTGCGCCTTCTATTGGACTGCTTTTTTTGGTGAAGTATACCAATGTGTTGAAAGTCAGCGAAGCCCGTGATTATATGGCAGCAGAAACGGCTTTTAAAAAGATTTACCCGCAATTCAGTCCGTCACGAGGTATTCGCTGCTTTATGATGTCACAATGGACAAGGTATTCAAGAGGCTTCTGATAGGATAAGGTGGAGGAAGGCGATGACTGAACGATTGGTAGATCACGGAAAACTGTATATCAGCGATGGGGCAGAATACGAAAGGGACGCTACCAGCATATCATCTGATCTGGAACGAATACCCCTGCTGGAAGCCCGCATTGTCGAGCTGGAAGAATCGCAACGATGGATTCCGGTCGAAGAGAGATTGCCTAAAGATGATACCTTAGTAATGGTATGGATCGGATGTGGAATTGATGTTGTTTTCTTTCGCAAGGGTATTTTTTATACGTTTGCAGGCAGTGAAGTAACTCATTGGAGGCCGATGCCCAACCCGCCAGAGGTGAAGGGATGAAGATTCCGTGGAGCCGGTTTTCGCGTGCGATGGCCTGGGTGGCGAGGGTGCTGGTGGTGTTGATCGCGGCGGTGGGTGTGTGGCGGCTGATGGGGAGGGTAGTGTGCCTGATGAGATGACGAAGCCGTGGCGGTGTGCGAATTGCGGGGGCATTTTGGGGATGGCGGTGCGGACTGCGGGCCAGCGGACGGTGCTGCATGTTTTGCGGGAGGTGCTGCCGGCGGAGAGTATGCTGCCGGATGGTTTGGATGAGGATGGGTGGGTGTGTGCGGTCGATGGGGATGGTGTGGTGCGCTGCCTGGTGTGCGGGGATGTGCGGCGCTGGGTGGGGGAGGACGGTTGATTTTGGGGGTGATTTGATGTATACTTACCAGTAGGTAAATGTTTTTTGCAGGCCTCTATTTTTGTTGCGGCCGCTGTCGGAGATGAGCGCCCGGCGCCTTTTTGGCGTCGGGCGTTTTTTGTTTTCCCGACATTCACTTTTTCAGGTTTGAGGAGGTTTCCGATGTTTGATGCGTTAGTTGGGCAGTGGGGTACGTTGTTGGGCTTTGCGGCAGTGATTGCGGTAGTGATCAACTTGCTGAAGCTGGCCGGGGTGGTGAAGGATGACACGGCGCAGACCTGGAGCGCAGCGCTCAACCTGGCCGGCCTGGCGGGTTTGCTGCTGGTGAAGATGTTCCAGCCTGATCTGGATGTGCCTGGGCTGGACCAGCAGGCGGCTGAGTTTGCAAATGTGCTGACGGTGATCGTGGCTTATATTTCGCAGCTTTTGGGCTCCAAGTTGACCCATTATGCAATCAAGGGCGTTCCGTTCTTTGGGGTGAGCAATTCGCACGTGCTGGACACCGATCAGTGAGATTGATCCAGGGCGGGCCGCTGCCGGCGAGGCGGCGGCCCGCGGTGCGGTTTGATCGGGCGGCCCGTCACTGATTCGCAGAGGTAAGCAATGGATTGGACAATGATCCTTATCACGGCCATCATCAACATTCCGGCATTTGTGCTGATTGGCCAACAATTAAAAAAAGAAAAAGCGGCCACTCAGAAGACCAGCGTTGAGGCGGCCGACGTGCAGGTGGGGACTTCGCTGGATCTGGTGCGGGAGATGCGCACGGATATTGCCGATTTGAAACGGCGGGTGCATTCGCTGGAAGTGGAGAATTGCTGGCTGCGGCGGGGGGTGGGGGTGCTGATCGAGCAACTGCGGCGGCACAATATTCAACCGGCATTCACGCTGGATTCGACGCCGAAGGCGGAGGAGGTTTGATGAGCTGGAAAATCAGTATCCCGTTTCCTTTTGTGCCGGGTGAGTATTACCGGGTGAGTCAGCGGTTTGGGGAGAATCCGCAGTATTACAGTCAATGGGGGCTGGCGGGGCATAACGGGATCGACTTTGCCTGCCCGACGGGGACGCGGATCATGGCGGTAGCGCCGGGGCAGGTGACGCAGGTGCGCACGGATGGGACGGGGTATGGGCATCATGTGCGGGTGGCGCATACGGCCTTCGGGAAGCGGTTCGAGGCGATTTATGCGCATTTCAGCCAGAACATGGTGGAGCCGGGGCAGACAGTGGAGGTGGGCACGGTGCTGGGGCTGAGCGGGAACACGGGCAACAGCACGGGGCCGCATTTGCATTTTGAGATCCGGCCGGAGAGCCAGGCCGCGCCGGGGACGTTTGTGAGCGGGGCGTTTGCGGTGGATCCGGAGCCGTTCTTTGTGGCGTATACGCCGGAGCAGACGCCGGCGGCGGTGCTGTATGCGGTGAAGGTGCTGCCGTGGGACGGGCTGGTGATCCGCTCGCAGCCGTTGGTGAACAATGCCAACCGGATGGGGGTGCGGCTTGCAGGGGCGGTGTTCGATGTGGTGGAAGAGACGGTGGACGCGGGCGGTAACAAGTGGGTGCGGGCGAACAGCACGGTGCAGCAGTGGAGCTGCTGGGGGCTGGGCGGGAATGTGTGGCTGGAGGTGGTTTCTGCGGTGGCGCCGCCGGAGGTGGTTGTGCCGGACGTGCTGAGCGACGCGGAGAAGCTGGACCGGCTGTGGGAGGCGCACCCGACCTTGCATTGATGTTTGCGCTTGACCTTTTGAACCTTAAAAACCAAAGACTTTGAGGATGGTGGCCATGATGACCAATTATGAGCTGTATCTTGGGGATAGCCTGGAGCTGATGAAAGCCATAGGCGATAAAACTGTTGACATTGTTGTAGCAGATCCGCCGTACACGCTGAATATCAAATCATCGTTGAACAGCAAGAAGTACAAGCTGAGTGCCTGGGCAGACATGGTCAACCCGGCGCACTGGTATGCAGCCTGGATACGTGAATGCCACCGGATCTTGAAGTCGGACGGATGTTTGTGGACATTCCTCAACTGGCGGTCGCTGGTGACTTTTCAGAAGGCGTCCTGCGATATCGATTGGCCGATTGCATCGCTGCTGGTGTGGGATAAGCGGTGGACTGGCCTGGGCAGCATGAAGGGGCTGCGGCAGTCTTATGAGATGGTGGCGCTGTTTTTGAAGGGCGATTACCGCATCCCGAACCGCAGCCTGACCGATGTGTGGCAGTATCCGTGGTCGAGCACCAAACCGCACGGACACCCGGCAGAGAAGCCACAGGGATTGGTTGAGAAGATCCTGCAGGAATCACCGGGCGAAGTGGTGATGGATCCCTTCATGGGATCGGGCACGACGGGAGCGGCCAGCTTGAGAATGAACAGATATTTTATTGGCTTTGAAATGGACCCGAATTTTTATCAGGTGGCGCGGGAGCGATTGAAGGCCATTGAGAAGGAGAAAGCGGATGGCGAATAGGCCGGCACGGCCGTGTTCTGCTGGCGGGTGCCCGAATCTGGTGACGAAGGCGGGCAGATGGTTTTGTGATGAGCATCTGCGTGAGCGTCAGCGGGCGGAGAGTGCGGAGCGGCGCAGGGATGGCAGGCATGCGGATTATGGGCCGAGTTGGCGGATGATCAGCGCCAGGTTTTTGCAGGCGAATCCGTTTTGTGCGTGTGGGGCGCGGGCGGTGCTGGTGCATCATGTGGTGGAGCGGCGGGACGGGGGCACGGATGAATACGGGAATCTGATGGCGATGTGCAGGTCGTGTCATAGCCGGCTGCATGCCAGGCAGCGGGGAGGGGTGGGTGAGAAAAAATAGCCCTGGTTTTGGCCCCCGTGTTTTTACCCCCCTGGTTACCCCCCAGGATAGCCCCCCATGCCTGGCTGGGTGCGCCGGGCGGCGGAGGGCTGCGGGGTGCGCTGCGGAAGGCGGCGGGTCGGCCGGGAGCGCTGGTGCGGTGCGGGGGCAGGGCGCTGAGGCGGACGGTCTGCTGGTGGGGCGGATGGTCAGCGCGGGGAGCGGGGAGGCGGCCGGGTGCGGTTGGTTTTCTGCGCTGAGCGGGCTGGTCAGCGCGTTGGTGGGCGGAGGATGGATGGCTGAGGCGGATGGTCAAGGGTTTGGGGATATGGGAGAGGGTAAGGGCGTTTGGATCTCTGTCGATGCGTATAGTCGGCGGCGTTGCGGTAATCTCGGCGAAACACCCGCGAATTAGACCCCCCTGGGGGGTAGCGTAAAGGAGCAATGGAAATGAGACCAGGACCGACACCAAAACCAACCGCACTGAAGAATCTCTCCGGGAATCCGGGGAAGCGTGCGATGAATGGTGTCGAACCACAGTTCGATGTTCCGGGGCGGATGCTGCCAGCGCCGGATTATCTGACCGAGGAAGGCAAGGTGATCTGGCGGGATCTGGGGAAGATGCTCTTGAATGCGGGGCTGTTTGCGACAGTGGATAAGTATGCGTTGGGCATGTTCTGCGCCAGCGCGGCGCGGTGGATGGAGGCTGAGCGCAAGCTGCAGGAAGAGCCGGCGGTAATTACTTCGCCGACCACGGGGGCGCTGTATCAGAGCCCGTGGCTTGCTATTGGCAATCGTGCATGGGATCAGATGCGGCGGATGTTCAGTGAATTCGGACTGACACCGGCAGAACGGTCCCGGCTGCGAGTGGCAACGAACGAAGATGAGCCGTCATTGGCGGAACAACTGTTTTCGATGGTGAACAATGATTGAGTTTACGTATCAGCAATATGTGGATGATGTTCTGAGCGGGAAGCAGGCTGCATGCAAGTGGGTGCGGCTGGCTTGCGAGCGTCACATGAACGATCTAGAGCATGGTGCTGAGCGGGGACTCTTTTTTGACGAGGTTGAAGCGAAAAAGGCGATCGCCTTTTTCCATTTGCTGAAACACAGCAAGGGCGAGTGGGCCGGGCTTCCGCTGCACATTGAACCCTGGCAGCAGTTCAACATTGCCATGTTGATCGGCTGGAAGCGAGCCGATGGTGCACGCCGGTTTCGCACGAGTTACCTGGAAGTTGCGCGGAAAAACGGCAAGACGACACTGGCGGCAGGTTTGGGATTGTATCTGATGCTGGCAGATGGTGAGCCAGGGGCCGAGATCTACTCGGTGGCCACGAAACGCGACCAGGCGCGAATCTCGCACAGCGAAGCGACCCGCATGGCAAAGTCTTCACCGGCCATCAGCCGGGAAGTGACGATCTTCCGGGACAACATCCACATCCTGGACACGGCGAGCAAGTTTGAACCGCTGGGTGCGGATGATAACACTATGGACGGCCTGAACGTGCACGGCGTGCTGGCGGATGAGGTGCATCGCTGGAAGAACCGCGATGTTTGGGACGTGATGGAAACTGCCACGGGATCCAGACGACAACCGCTGATGTTCGCGATCACCACGGCCGGTTATGACCGCAACAGCCTGTGTTTTCAGCAGCACGATTACACCTGCAAGGTGCTGGAAGGGGTGATTGAAGATGATTCCTGGTTTGGATTGATCTACACGATTGATGAGGACGACGCATGGGACGATGAATCGGTGTGGATCAAAGCCAACCCGAACCTGGGTGTATCAAAAAAGCTGATCGATATGCAGACGCTGGCCAAACGGGCAAAGGAAATGCCATCGCAGATGAACGCATTCCAGAGGCTGCACCTGGATTTGTGGACACAGTCTGAGACGAAGTGGATCAGCTTTGAACACTGGTCCGCCTGCTCCGGGGCGGTGGACGCCCTGGGATTGCGGGGGCGGTCCTGTTATGGAGGGCTGGACCTTTCGGGTAACACCGATATTTCGGCGTTCGTGCTGGTTTTCCCGCCAGCGACTGATGAAGACAATTTTGACATTTTGTGGAGGTATTTCGTTCCGCAGGATGCGATCCTGGAACGTGCCCGGCGGGACCGGGTGCCGTATGACGTGTGGGTGCGGCAGGGTTTCATCACCGCCACGCCGGGGGCGGTGATCGATTATGAGTGGATCCTGCACCAGATCGATGAAGATGCGAAGGTGTACGACATTCGCGAGATCGCATTTGACCGGTGGGGTGCGACGAAAATCCAGACGGCGTTGATGGAAAAAGGCGGGGATGACTGGCTGGTGCAGTTCGGCCAGGGATTTGCCAGCATGGCGCCACCGATGAAGGAACTGGAGCGGCTGATCCTGGAGCATAAGCTATCGCACGGGAATCACCCGGTATCAAACTGGATGGCGAATAACCTGGTGGTGCGAATGGACCCGGCGGGCAATCTGAAGCCGGATAAAGAGAAATCGATTGAAAAAATCGACGGCATAGTGGCGATGGTGATGGCCCTGGATCGGGCATTGAGGCACCAACCGCCAAAACGGTCGGTATATGAAGACCGCGGATTGCTGGCGGTATAGGAGGAATGATGCTGCGCTTATATCCCGTTTTACGAACTGTTGTGGTGAATCTCAAATCTGGCACGGTGTTCCGGGGCGTGGTGTGGAGAAAGCGTTTTGGTTACCTGATCTTGCGAAATGCCGAAATGATTCACGGAAAAGGTGAACGCATCCCGGTGGACGGCGAGGTGCTGATCGAGCGGGCCAATGTCGATTTCATCCAGGTGATGCAGGCGGTGAACTGATGCCAATCGTTGTATCGGAATCTAATCTGATCAATATGCCAGCGAACTGGTGGCCAACCGGCGGCCAGGGCGGCAGCATTACGCTGTACGACCAGCACAGCTACGAGTATGCGAAGCTGTACAAAACGCAGCCGAACGTGCGCACCTGTGTGGATTTTCTGGCAAGGAATATTGCCCAGCTGGGGCTGCACGTTTTCCGGCGCGAGGGGGACGACAACCGGGTGCGGCTGCGGGATCATCCGCTGGCGAGCGTCATCAACCGGCCACTGCCGGCAGACTTCAAGGTGACACGCTATCGGCTGATCGAATCGCTGATCAGTGACATGGGCATCTGGTTCAACGCGTACTGGCTGAAGATCAAGGTGAAGGATGGTCCGCTGGGGCTGCTGCGGCTGCCGCCGCAGTTTGTGACAGTCTACGGCGGCCTGGTGCCGGAACGGTACGAGTTCAGCTATGGGGGCATGCTGAAAAAGTACACGCCCCAGACGGTTGTCCATATTCGGGGTTACAACTCGGAGAGCAACGTTTTCGGGCTTTCGCCGATGGAAACCCTGCGGCGCATCCTGGCTGAGGAATTTGCAGCAGGTGATTACCGGGAGCATTTCTGGCGCAATTCGGCGCGCATGGGTGGGGTGATCGAACGGCCACTGGCTGCGCCCAATTGGGAGCCGAAAGCGATGCAGCGGTTCAAGGCGGAGTTCGAGGCGCTGTATTCCGGGGGCGAAAACAGCGGGAAGACGGCGATCCTGGAGGAGGGCATGACCTGGAAAACTTCCACGTTCAACCCGAAGGACTCGGAATACCTGGAGGGGCGGCGGTTGACGCGTGAGGAATGCGCCAGGGCGTATCACATCCCGCCGCCGCTGGTGGGCATCCTGGATCGGGCGACGTTTAACAACATCGCCGAACAGCACAAAATGCTGTATACGGATGTGCTGGGGCCGTGGCTGACGATGGTGGAGCAGGACGTGGATCTGCAACTGCTGCCGGAATTTGATGACACGGACGGGGTGTATGTGGAGTTCAACATCGCCGAGAAACTGCAGGGCGATTTTGAACAGCAGAGCAAGAGCCTGCAGAGCGCTATCGGGCGGCCGTGGATGACGGCGAATGAAGGCCGGGCAGTGATGAACCTGCCGCGGCTGGATGATCCTGGAGCGGATGAGCTGGTGACGCCGCTGAATGTGTTGATGGGAGCGCAGGCCAGCCCCCGCGACAGCGCGCCAAAGGAAAAGGGAATCAAAGAGATCAAGCTGGCGGCTGCCAACAGCAATCAGCCGGAAATGTTTGAAGCACATCGTTTGAAATGGACGGAGGCGCTGGCCAGGCATTACCGGCGGCAGGAAAAGGCGATCCTGGCGAAACTACCGGCAGAACTGGGAAAGACGGACATCGGCGGTGTGTGGTGGGACGACGAACGCTGGAATGCCGAACTGTATGAGGACATCCTGCGGCTGAACATCATGACGGCGGTGGCCTGGGCGAAGTACATCGCGCTGCTGTTCGGGGTGGAACTCTCGGAAGAGTGGATGATGCCGTGGCTGAAAGAACATGCCCAGCGGCAGGCGGTCTATATCAATGAATACACCAGGGATGAGGTGCAGAAAGCGATCGCTGACCCGGAGCCGCTGGAAGCGGTGAAACGGGTGTTTTTGCTGGCCGGATCGGTGTGGGCGGTGCGGCAGGCGATCACAGCGGTGACCAGCGCCTCAAGTTTTGGCGCGTACGAGGGCGCAAAAGCGGCCAAGCTGAAAACCAAGACCTGGCGGGTGAACAGTACCAATCCCAGGGACGCACATCTGGCGATGGATGGTGAAACAGTCGGGATCCGGGAACGGTTCTCGAATGGGATGCGCTGGCCGGGAGACCCGAGCGGCGGCGCTGAAAACAATGCGAATTGCAATTGCAGTTTGGAGTTTTCGCTATGAGGATGATCGTGGCTGGGGCACCGTGCAGCGGAAAAAGCACATATGTGCGGCAAAAGATGAACCGCGGTGAGCTTGTGTACGACTATGACATTCTGCACAGCGCGCTATCGCTGCAGGAATCTCATCAGCATCTGGACGAAATCCTGCCGTATGTGCTGGCAGCGCGGGATGCGATTTTTGCAGAGCTGGAAGCAAACAAAAGCCAGGCAGCATGGATCATCACATCAACGCGAAAAAATGCCGAACTGGAGACGATGCGTGAGCGATTTGGAGCAGAGGTGTTGCTGCTGGAGATCAGCAGAGACGAAGCGCACAGACGGTGTGATGCGGACCAGCGGCCAGATGCCTGGCATAGCTATATCGATAACTGGTTTGATCAAACCGATATCAATCCTGCCGACTGGCAGAAGGCAAGAGGTGAAACCATGAACAAAAAGACCTATCAAGCAGCGATCGAGTTGAAGCTGGATGAGGGCCAGGAAGGCCAGTTTCGGGCGGTGTTCAGCCGATTCAATGTTGTGGACCATGACGGGGATGTGACCCTGCCGGGTGCGTTTGAGGACGGGCAGAAGGTGCGGATTGCGTACTGGGGGCACCGCTGGCATGACCTGCCGGTGGGCAAGGGTGTGATCCATGCCAACGAAGAGATTGCCTGGGTGGACGGGCAATTCTTCCTGGACACAGCGGCCGGGCTGGAGACCTACAAAACGGTCAAGAATCTGGAGGAGCTGCAGGAGTGGTCCTACGGGTTTGATATTGTGAAGTCCTCGGATGGCAAACACGGGGACAGGCACGTGCGTTTCCTGGAAACGCTGGTGGTGCACGAGGTATCGCCGGTGATGCTGGGGGCGGGAATCGGCACGGGTACAGTGGACATCAAGAGCGCCGGCGCGAACGCGGGCGCTGAGGATGGTGCGGAGAATAACGACGAAGGCCAGACCGGGGACGGTGTGCCGAGCGGCGCCTCACCGCAGGTTTATCTAACGCAAATCGATGTTATTGAAATGGAGAGTTGATCATGAATCTACAAGAGCAAATCAAGGCGCTGCTGAAACAGGCGCGGGATATCGCCGAGAAGGCCGAAAAGGAAGACCGCGACTTCAATGCAGATGAGCGGGTAAATGTGGCCAAGCTGCTGGAAGATGCGAAGGAATTGAAGGAAAAAGCCAAGCAGCAGGAAGGTGACGCTTCTTTGAAGCAGTTCATCAATGAGCTCAGCGGCGAGTTTGCCGACCAGCAAAAAGACAAGGGCGCGCATGCACCCGCACAGCCCGGCAAGGGACTCACTTTCGGTGAGCAGTTCATCGAATCCGAACAGTGGCAGGCCTGGCTGAAGCAGGTTGCGCCTGGCGGGCGTGTGCCCGACCGGGCGAAGATCTCTTCGCCACCAGTCGAGTTCAAGCACCTGCTCAAGGACCTGGTGACCGGGGCCGACGTGACCAGCGCGGGGGCATTCGTGCAGACTGATTACACGGGGATCTACGAGCCGATTGGCCGTTACCCGTTGACAGTGATGGACCTGATCGCCAAACGCCAAACCGGCAGCGACCTGGTGGAGTTTGTGCGCCAGACGGTGCAGGTGCAGGAAGCCGCCGCGGTGCCTGAGTCCAACGTGACCGATTACACCGGTTATCCGGGCGAAGTTTCCGGAAAGAAACCGGAAGGCAAGCTCGGTTTTGAGAAGGTGCAGGAAGCGGTCAAAACGATCGCAGTGTGGGTGCCAGCCACCAAGCGGGCATTGTCGGACGCAGCCCAGATCCGGGGGATCATCGACCAGGAACTGCGGGATGATCTGAACGAGGAAATGGAAAACCAGATCGTCAACGGCGGCGGGGACGGCGAGAATTTCACCGGCATCCTGAACACCCCGCACATCCTGACCCAGCCGTTCAACACCAACATCCTGACCACCACGCGCCAGGCGATCACATCGCTGCGGGTGACCGGCCGGGTGCGTCCGACCGCGTGGCTGATGAACCCGGAGGACTGGGAAACCATCGAGCTGCTGCAGGACGGAGAAGATCGCTATTACTGGGGCGGGCCGATGGTGCAGGGAGCCCGCCAGTTGTGGGGTTATCCGGTCGTGGAAAGCCCGGTGGTTACCGCAGGGTCCTGTTTGCTGGGTGACTGGCGCAAGGCCGTGCTGTGGGATCGCGAGGCCGCCAACATCCAGGTGAGCGACAGCCATGCGGATTTCTTCATCCGCAACATGGTGGCCATTCTGGCCGAACTGCGCGCCGCGTTTGGCGTGATTCGCCCGTCCGCTTTCTGCGAAGTCGAGCTGACCGACGGATCGTAATGGTTTTGATGAGATCAGGGAGGCTGGTGAAAGCCAGCCTCCCCAGGGAGGCATGATGCAGATCATCCCGGAAAAAGCAATGCAGATTGGCGGCCTGATGACGCGTGAGGAGCTGGCGGTGCTGTGCAGGATGGCGCGCTCGGCGCAGGTGATCACGGAATTGGGGTGCTTCAAGGGGCGCTCGCTGGCGGCAATGGGACTGGTGAACCCGCGGGCTGAGCTGCACGGGGTGGATTTCTTTGGGGATATGAGCCACCGGAATTATGAGGGCTCCACGCTGGAGGCAACACGCAAGAATCTGGAAGGTGTGGGCGTGACGGCTGAATTTCACGTGGGGACGACAGACGAGATCGCACCCGGTTTTGGGCACAAGATCGATCTGCTGCACATTGACGCGGGGCACAGTTATGAGGAATGCACACGTGACCTGGAAAACTGGGCGCCAAAGATCAACCCGGGGGGCGGGCTGTGTGTGCATGATTACGGCCCGGCGCGGAACGAGAAGCTGGAACGGCCGGAGGTGCAACAGGCGGTGGACGACTGGCGCAATGCTGACTGGGCAGAAATTGAGCGGGACGGGGTGATGATCGCGTTCCGGCAGATGATCGCCGAGCGAGGTGTGTTGTATGTGGCGTATGGCGAGAAAGCCAGGGCACAGGCGCAGGAGAGCATACGCAGTCTGCGGAAGTTCAGCGACCTGCCGGTGGCGGTGATCAGTGATGAGGCGCTGGAAGGGGCAGATCACATGATCCTGCATGGGGAAGTTGACAGAGGGGCGCGGGCGCAGAAAACGCGGATGTACTCCCTGTCCCCATTCGAAGAGACATTGTTCCTGGACGCAGACACGGAGCTGGTGAGTGATCCGGCGTTCGGGTTTGAGATGCTGGGTTATGTGGATGTGGTGATGGGGCAGGATTCGAGCCGGAAACTGTCTGATGTGAAATGGCCGCACCTGGATCAGCACGAATTGCAGAAGACACGGGAGGAGATCGGGGTGGATGTGCTGTATTTCAACAGCGGGGCGATCTTCTTCCGGCGCAACGAAGGCACACGCCGGATGTTCCAGGCGTGGAGCCGGGAATGGGAGCGGTACGGGAAGCACGACCAGATGGCGCTGGTGCGGGCGATCCACAAAAACCCGGTGAGAATCGCACCGATGCGGCCGCCGTTCAACACGCACCAGCAGATGCAGGCGCAGTTTGTCTATCATAATCACCGCTCGGCAAGCAGACAAGGGGCACCGAAATGAGCGAAAAACGCGGCGTGATCTACATGTGCTGGGGGCAGCAGGCGATCAGCCAGGCAGAGCAAAGCATGCTGGCGCTGTGGCAGCATGAAAAGCTGCCGGTGACGGTGACAGGCGATGCGGAGGCGGCGGCGTATTTTGAGGGCAGGCCGCTGGTGACGACGATCCTGGTGGAGACGGACCCGTTCGACGAAAACGGGCGGCGGGGGCACAAGTTCATGGCGGGGCGGATCAAACCGCTGCTGGCCAAACTCTCACCGTTTGAGCAGACGCTGTATGTGGATGCGGACACGGTTTTCAAATCCTCGCCAACGGCCGGATTTGGGATGCTGGAATTGGGCTGGGATCTGATCGTAGCGGAAACGCAGACGCGCAGCCTGGTGGACACGATCGCCGGGCCGAGCGAATCGAAGTGGACGGCGGAGTGGCTGCATACAGAACACGTGCTGTATCACAACAGCGGGATGATCTTCTGGCGGCGCAATGAACGCACCGACAGGGCGTTTGAGCTGTGGGGCGAGGAGTGGCTGCGCTTCCAGAACTGGGACGAGCAGGTGGCGCTTTTGCGGGCGCTGCTGCGGAGCGAGGCGGTTTTCCAGACGGTGCCGTATACGTGGAACTGCCGGGACAGGCGTGAGGCGGTGCTGCTGCATCACTGGTTTGGCACCGGGCATGCGCGGACGGAAGGCAGGCGGCAGATGAGCCACCGGGCGGAGGATTTTGCCGGGCGGGAGCTGGTGCAGGTTGAAGTGGAACCGGGCCGGTGGGCAAAATGCTACTTCGGCGATGAAGAGAAGGTGCGAGAGGCATTTGAGAATAGAAACAGGAGGCGGAGACATGAAGGGTCCATTGGTTAAAGTGCAGATTGGGGCGCGGCGCTGGGTGAAGATGTATGAAGCGGACGCGATCGCCAAAGGGTATTTACCGGCAAAAGCCAGGCCGCAGGCGGAAAACAAAATGCGCCAGCCGGCAGCGGACAAAGGTCCAGCGGACAAGGGTCCACAGGCGGTGGAGACAAAACCAGCGCCAGCGGTGGAGCCGGTGCAGGATGATTTCCGGGTGATTTCCGGCGTCGGAAAATCAACGGTGGAGGCGCTGCACGAGCGGGGCATCTACACGTTTGATCAGTTAATGGAGAGCGAACTGGATTTCCTGCCAGGCAAAGTGCGGCAGGCGATCGAGGCGTATTTCGGCGGGTGAAATGAGCGATTTCTGCACGATTGAGGATGTCCAGAATCTGCTGCAAATCGAGATCACGGAAGCGGCCGAGGTGGCGAGCTGCCAGCGGGCGATCAAAGAAGCGAAGGCGGCGATCCAGAACTATTGCCGGCAACTGATCGAGCTGGTGGCGGAGGACGTGATCAGGCTGGATTGTGCGGGCGGCGGGCGGCTGTTTTTGCCGGAGCTGCCGGCGCTGGCGGTGGATGCGGTGACCGAGGACGACGAGACGCTGACCGCGGGCAGGGATTACAAGCTGGGGCAGTACGGGATCCTGCACCGGATCGGGCGGCCGTGGGCGGAGGGCATCCAGCATATCCAGGTGGTGTACAGCCACGGGTATGACCCGATCCCGGACGATGTGGTGGCAATCGCCACGCGGGCCGCGGCCCGCATGTTCCAGGCCGGTCTGCGGAGTGTGGAGAGCGACGGGCTGCTGGGCGTTTCCCAGAAACAACTGGGCGATTTCTCGGTGGGCTTTTCGAGCGAGCAGGGGGGCGGGGCGGACCAGGGGCCGATGGGCGTTTCAGCGTCCCGGATGCTGCTGTTGAGCGAAAAAGACATGCTCAACCGTTACCGGTACACAGGTGCATGATGACGAGCCGGGCGTTTTTGTCTCTGCTGAACCGGATGTTCACCATCTCGCGGCGCAACCGGATCCCGGACGGCCAGGGGGGCTGGGTGATCTCGTGGGCGGAGCTGGGCAGGGTGCGCGGACGGGCACGACCGGCCAGCAGCATTGAGCGCGAAACGGCGCAGGCTGAGGAGCGGGAACTGAGCCACGTGCTGTATGTGGAAGCAGGGACGGACATTGCCCGGGGCGATCTGGTGGAGAGCGGCGATTTTCTGGCTGAGGTGATGGCGGTACGAGAGCCATCGCTGGCGGGTGAGCACTATGAAATTGACCTGATGGTGCGGCAGCGGGAAGTGACGGAGGATTTCGGATCATGACGATCGTTGAATGGAAACCGGCGGTGGTGAAAAAGATGGCGCTGGATCAACTTGAAGCGAATGCCGAACTGGTGGGTGTGTTCGTGGAGACGGAGGCACGCCAGCGGCTGGATGCGATCACAGATCCGGACACGGCGAGGGACAAGAATTACCGGCATTATCTGTCGAAGTATCTGCTGACCCACGTGGTGGAGAAGTCGGAAAAGGAGATTGTGATCTCGGTGGGAATGAGGGTTGGGCCGCGAGGCAGCGGGGCGGGGCACCACGGATTTTATATCGAAACCGGGAGCGAAAGCGCCCCGGCGCACCCTTACCTGCGGCCAGCGGTGTTTGGAAACGCGCGCGAGATCGTCAATCTGTTGACAGGCAAATAGCGGAGAAAAGCAGATGAGCGTGATCACACAGGCGATCTACAGCAGGCTGGCAGGGGATGCGGCGCTGTGCGGGATGCTGAGCAAGTATCAGGGTGCGCCGGCGATCTTCACCAGCGACCCGCGGCCAGGGGATTCGGCGCTGCCGTGCATTGTGACGGCGGGTGAGGTGACACAAAGCCCGGCGGATACCAAAACGTCACGGGGCAGGTCGATCCGCAGGGACGTGCGCTGTTATGCGCCGCCTAGCGGAAGCGACCAGACGGTGGAGCAGATTGCGGAACGGGTGCGGGCGCTGCTGCACCGGCAACGGCTGACGATCGCCGGGCATACATGGATGTTTGCGAGTGTGGAAGGACCGATCACGGCGAATGAGGAAAACGCCCAGGGTCGGATCGTAACAGTAATCATGAGAATCGAGGAGGTTTGACTATGAATGGCAGTGATGTGATGTTGATGGTGAACACAGGCAGCGAAGCGGTGCCGGCTTATGAGCTGGTCGGCTGCCAGCGGGACGTGACCTTTGAGGAAACGACAGAGGAAATTGACGTTTCGTGCAAACCGCTGCGGGCAAAGCGGGTGATCGCGGGGCGGTATGGGGCGACGATCAGTCTGGATGCGCTGTATGTGCCGAGCAATGAGGCTTTCCAGGCGCTGAGAGACGCCAATCGGGATGGCAATTTGATCCTGGTGGCGCGTGAAGAAATGGGTGTGACTTTGGAAACAGCCAACGCGTTGATCACCAGCATGAGCGAGGCCATGCCGGACCAGGCGGAAGCAACAATCAGCATTTCGCTGACTGTGGACGGCGAGTGGGTGGAGGTTGGCAGCTAATGGCTGGACAGGAAGCGATCATTACAGCAGGCGAGCGTGAGGTGCGGGTTTTGTTCACCAACCGGGCGCTGGCCGAGGTGGAAGGGCAACTGCATAAATCGATCATTGCCATTGCCCAGGGCTTTGCGGACGGAACGAGCGGTGTGACGGACGTGGCGCATGTGCTGCGGGCAGGGATGGAAGCTGCCCGTAGAGATGCGCGTGTGGGTGGACATCCCGTGACGCTGAATGATGCCTATGAGGTGCTGGACGTGGCCGGATTTTCACGGGTATCTGCTGATGTGATGACAGCTGTGGCAGAAGTGCTAAGCGGCGGCGATAGCGACGAGGAAGCGGACCCAAACGCATAGAACACCATGAGCCGTATGATTTTGAGAAGCTCATGGTGGAGGCGTTGAAGTGCGGCGTATCGGTGCAGGCGTTTTGGGGAATGACACCGCGGGAAACCGCGGCAGTGATCGAGGCGGCAGCCTGGCGGTTTGACCAGGAGCAACGCGGGCGGGCCTGGCTGGCATGGCATGTGGCGGTTTTGAGCCGGATGAAGAAGATTCCGCCGCTGCAGAAGCTGCTTGCCAACCCGAAGGCAAAGGCGCTGAGCGGTGAGGAGTTGGAGAAACGGCGGCAGGAGTTTGGCGAGATGAAAGAGAAGGCTAAGAAATGGCTACCAGTTCGCAATTAGGCGAGGCGCACGTCCCCATTCGGGCGACAATGGACAAACTGGACGGCGACCTGGCGAAGGCGCGCAGCAAGATCGGCGCGTCGATTGACAAGATCGTTGGCAACCTGCAGACAGTAGGAGCAGTTGCGCTTTCGGGAGTCGGGGTTGCGGCTGGAGTCATTGCAGGTGTTGGAGCGGCGTTATCGAAGGTGACGATCGATGCGGCACCAGTGGAGGGCATTGCAGACGCGTTCGACGGGCTGGCTGACAGCGCAGGCGTGGGCGGCAAGGCGATGCTGGAAGCGTTGAGGAAGGGCAGCTCGGGGATGGTTGCCAACCGGGACCTGATGCGGAGCTTCAACGATGCAGCCAGTCTGGTGAGCTTGTCGTTTGCCCAGCAACTGCCGGATGCGATGCAGTATCTGAGCAAGGTATCGGCAGCGACGGGCGAGGATATGGGGTACCTGATGGACAGCCTGGTGAAGGGCGTGGGCCGGCTGAGCCCGCCTATTCTGGACAATCTTAAGATCCAGGTGAGCCTGGCAGAGGCCACGGCGCGGGCGGCGGAGATGTTCGGGGTGGAGGAAAGCGCCCTGGACAAGGCCCAGGTGCAGGCGGGGATGATGAACGTCTCGCTGGAGAAGCTGGCGGCCAACACGGCAGCCATGCCGGACGCAACACAGAATGCGGCAGCCAAAATGGCGCAGATGAAGGCGACCTTCCAGAACACAAAAGACCAGATCGGGATGGCGTTCCTACCGGTGCTGGATACGGTGATGGGTGTGTTTGGCAAACTGGCCGAAAAATACACGCCGGTTTTGACCAGGGCGATTGAAAAGATAGCACCGGTCATTGCCAAGATCGTAGAAGCCGTTGACAATTTTGTGTTTGGTTTGGAAAACGGACAGACACCGATAAGTGCGTTTGCATCGCTGATTGGTAGTTTGTTCCCGCCGGAAGTGGCGAACCAGATCGTGACGTTCGCGATGCGGTTACAGGAATTCGGGGCCAGGCTGTGGGAGGTTTTGCAGCCGGTGGCTGAGTTCATCATGGATAATGTGCAACTGAGCGATGTGCTGGCCGGGGTGGGGGTGGCGATCGCAACGCTGGTGATCCCGGCGATCGGGAGCATGATTGCGGCGGTGGCGCCGGTGATCGGGACGTTCCTGGCGGTGGTGGCGGTGGTGGCGGCGCTGCGGGCGGCCTGGGAGAACGATTTCCTGGGGATCCGCACGGCGCTGACGGAGTTCTGGGAGAACAAGGCCAAGCCGGCGTTCACTGAATTGGCAGCGTGGCTGAAAGAGCACGTGCCGGCGGCGATTGCCAAACTGAAAGACATTTGGGATAACCAACTGCTGCCCGCGCTGAGCGCGGTGTGGGAGTATCTGAGCAAGAAGGTGTTCCCGGTACTGAAGACGATCGCGGAATTTGTGGGAGCGGTGCTGGGGGTGGCATTTCGGCTTTATGCGCAGTTGATGAAGGACGTGGTTATACCGGCGATTATGAGTTTGTATGAGTGGTTTAGCGACAAGCTCGGGCCGGTGATCAAAACGGTGGCGGACTGGCTGGGCACGAAACTGAAGCCAGCGTTCGATGAAATCTGGAAAGTGATGGAGAGGATACTGGGTCGGGTTCAGAAATTGACCGCGGCGCTGAAAAATCTGGACGTATCCAAGCTGTTCACCCCAGGGAGCCCGACGCCGTTTGAGATGGGTTTGCGGGGCATCCAGGGAGCGATGAAGGACCTTTCGGGGCGGACGCTGCCGCAGTTTTCGGCGCGGCTGGAGCTGCTGCCGGAGGTGCCGGGGGTGACAGGATTTGTGACTGGTGGTGATACACGGACACAGCTTGACACGTCTGCGCTGGAAAAGAAGATCGATATGCTGGGCATGCAACTGTCGCTGGCATTTCGGGATGCGGTGCTGGGGCTGACGCGATGAGCAGGGTGGACGCGGCTTTTGCGCTGGAGGCGGAACTGGCGCCGGATGTGTGGGTGGAGATCACAGAGGACGTGATTGATTCCGAAGCAAAAGCGAGTTACGGGATCAAAGGCAACGACCCGAACCAGCGGATGGCGGGGACGGGGCAACTGTTCTTTGAGCTCAACAATTCGCACAGCAACTCGGCGGGGACGATGGGGTATTATTCGCCGGGGACGTATACCTGCCGGGAAGGGTTTGCGGGCGGGATGCGGGTGCGGGCGCGGTTCACGTATGAAGGGAAGACGTACTATAAATTCCTGGGGCGGGTGCCGAAAAACGGGATCCGGGCGGAAGCCGGATTGTGGGACGGGCGGCGCACGGGGGTGGAAGTGCGGGACTGGATGGAAGCCGCGGCGAGTTACGAGATCCGGGGGCGGGAGGTGCAGACCGGCCTGCGGGCTGACCAGGCGCTGCGGGTGCTGATCGGGGATATGCCGCTGCCGCTGCAACCACAAAACACGGAATTCGCCAGCGGGCAGGACGCGTTTGAGACGGTGTTTGACAAGGCAAAAGCGGGCACGGTGCTGATGAGCGAAGCGGCCAAACTGGTGGCGAGCGAGCCGGGGTATCTGTATGTCAAACGGGACCAGACGCACGGGGAAACGCTGGTTTTTGAGAATCGCTTCAGCCGGTTTTTGAAGGAAAAAACGGAGCTACAACGGTCGCAGGCGTATGCGCGCAGCCTGTGCGCGGAGGACGGGAGCTTTCTGTTGACAGAGGACGGGCAGCGGCTGGTGATCGACGACACGTATGAAGCGGATTTTGAGTGTATCGGGGATTTGCTGCCAGAGTTTGGCGGGCAGGTCTATAACCGGGTGCATGGGCGGGTGTATCCACGGTATGCGGACATAGAGGTGCAGGTGCTGGCCAGGCTGCAATCGCCGATCTTTCTGGCGGCCGGGGCAAGCGTGACGGTGCAGATCCCGTATCGGGACCCAAACAACAAGGCGCTGAACGTGGCGGGGTTTGATATGCAGCCGCCTGAAAAGAATGTGGATTATTCATTCAACGCACTAAAAGGCGGAAATGGCACTAACCTGTCAGATGATCTCGGCGTAACGCCGGTTTATGGTTCAAGCGAAGTGTATGTAACGTTTACCAATCATCGGTCATCAGGCGGCTGGGTGATAGCGTATCAAGCGCGAGGATACGGTTTATATGCCTATGACACAGTGAGCTTTGTGGCCGAGGATGTGACGGTGGAATTTGGGGCGGAGACGCTGGAGCTGGACATGCCGTATCAGGTGGACCCGATCAAGGCGAAGGTGTTCAGCGAGTATTATCTGGGCGAATATGGGCGGGCGGTGGGTGGTTTGCAATGGGTTGACCTGGTGGCCAATATCAGCGACAAGCACATGGTGGCGTTCCTGGAAAAGGAACCGGGAGACCGGGTGGGATTGCAGGAAGCGGTGACGGGCATCTGGCACGATTTCATCATCAACGGGTGCGAGTGGGCGCACCAGACGGATGTGATCCATTTTCGGTGGTACGTGATGCGGACATCGGACATGGCGGTGAACTGGGCACGGTATGACATAGACGTTTATGACGACGCGGCCAAAGGGTACGCTATCTAGGAGGAGTTATGGCAAACGGATATCCGGTAAACACCAGCCGGCAGGCTGGTGGTCCAATTTCGAGCAGCGACATCAACGCGCTGGCGGCGGCGGTGAATGAAAGCGCGCCGGCGAAAGTGACAGCGGCGGGGCAGATCCTGGCGGGGATTGGGCTGAACGAGATTGCGGCGCTGGCGGCGCCACTGGCAAGCGGGCTGCTGTTGGGATCTGATTTGGGCGAGCCAACTAAACTTAAATGGGTCGGCGCAATTGACGTATATACAGCGACGCAGACGCCAGGCCCGGGAATTACAGTGACCGACAGTGATCAGACCATTCCCGGATTATCGCTGGATGTAACAATCAAGCGTGCCAATTCTGTGATTATTGCGTTTTTAGGCGGTGGGATTCACACCGTGCTTGGCTCTGGAGGGCAAACAGATATTGAAGTATCAATGGATGCACTTGCTGTAAGAGCGTGGCTATCTCACACGCAGCTCACCACGGGTATTTTTCCAATTTCCGGCGTAGCATTTAGAACAATTTCCACAACTGGCGTCAAATCCGTATTTGCTCAAGCCAGGCAAGTAACGCCTAATTCAAGGGTTGCCGGCCTGGGGATGGTTGTTCTTGTTGTTTAGGAGAAATTACGATGACAGACCCTGAAGGAATCCTGATCTCTAACCTTGCAGAAATCACCGATCCGAAACTGACGGATTATTTTGTGATCAACCGGCACGGTACTCCGAAGAAGATCACCAGGAGAGTGCGGATTGATCTTGTCAGCGAGCTGCTCAAACAGTCCCCGATCCCGGCCAACACGGAGGTGCTATCGGCTGACCGGTCACTGACAGATGCGGATGCGGTGATCCAGTACCTTGATCCGGGCGGGGCGGCCAGGGATGTGCCGCTGCCAACGCCGGCCAGCACAAATCACCCGTTTGTGATCAGCAACC